TCCTAATGGAAAAGAAATCAGAATAAACGCTAGGCATACTTGGAAAGGAAATAGTATGTGGAATTCTGCTCATGGTGTAGCTAAAGCTGCTCAAATGGGATGGAAAGACCATATTCTTACTTGTGGTCATACTCATGTTGCAGGTTATCAAGTTATTAAAGACCCTGCATCTGGATTGATAAGTCATGCTCTCCAAGTTGCGTCTTTTAAGATTATGGATAATTACGCAGATAAACTTGGGTTAGATGATAAGAATATCTTTAATTGCCCAGTTACTATTATAGACCCTAGATATGACGATGATGACAATAGGTTAATCACTACAATATTTAACCCACTAGTTGCTTGTGAATATTTAAACTATTTAAGAAGTGAAAAATAAATTAGTAAATGGCAAATATAAATAAGCATAATGTATCTCAAGCAAATAAAGTCCTTGAGTTATCTAGGCATGATTTAATTGCATTTGGGAAATTGTTTTTATCTGGAGATTTTGGGAAATCTGAATCTCCTAAATTTCATTATCAAATAGCAGATGCTTTACTTGAAAAAACTACAAAATCACTTGCTTTAATATTGCCAAGGGGGAGTGCTAAAACTCAATTATTTAAAACTTTTCTTATGCATAAGATTTTGTTTAAAAAGAGAGATGAGTTTTTATTCATGGGCTGGGTTTCAGATAATCACAGAAAGTCTATTCTAAATCTTCAGTATATTAAACAGCATTTTCAAACAAATGAGATTATTAAATATTATTTTGGAGATATTGTTGGTGAAAAGTGGACAGAAACAGATATTGTTACGAATACAAAGGCAAAATTAATAAGTAGGTCTAATTTGTCTAGTGTGAGGGGAGAAAACTATTTAGGTAAAAGATATGATATTGTAGCATTAGATGATACCGAAAGTGAAACTAATACAGTTACTCAAGATGCTAGAGAGAAAATTAAAAATATTGTATATAATGGTGTAAGGCCTGCTTTGGATATAGATAGTGGAAGATTGATATTTGCAGGGACACCTGTACATTATGATAGCCTTTGTCAAAATATTCTTGATGGATATGAAAAAGCAAAAAATAAATCTAAATATACTTGGGATGTTATTACCTATAAATCCACTCAACCAGAAATGGAAGGAGGGGTTCTATGGGATTCTTATATGCCTAAGAAAAAACTCCTTTCTATTAAAAGAGAATATGAAGAGGCAGGAAGAGCCCAAGGCTATTATCAAGAGTATGAACTTGAAGTACAGAATGAAGAAGATGCTTTGTGGGGAAGTAATTATATAAAGTATTGGCAAGGCTACTATCAAAGGGATAACGATATAAATTATTTAGTAATAGATGGGGAGAAATTCCCTTGTAATACATTTATTGGTTGTGACCCTGCTACTGATATAGACACAAGAAATTCAGATTTTTCTGTTATAATGGTTGTTGCTCTTGACCCCAATAACAATGTTTATGTTTTAGAGTATGAAAGGCATAGGTCAATACCTACCGTGGGAGCAAGAGACGAAAGTGATAATCTTATTGGCAAAAAGGGAGTTGTTGATTACATAATGGAACTTCATCAAAAATATCATTGTATATCTAGTACTGTTGAAGATGTTGCTATGAATAGGTCAGTTTTTCAATCGTTAAACGAAAGAAGAAGAATAGAGAATAAGTTTGATATTGCTGTTATTCCTGAAAAACCCGGTGGGAGAGAAAAGCGAAATAAAATTTATTCTGGTTTATCTGGCAGGTTTAGCACTGGAACAGTATATTTAAGGGACAATATGTTTGATTTAATACACGAAATCGTCACTTTTGGTTCAAAAATGGCACATGATGACACAATTGAGACACTTTTTTACTCACTTTTGCACTCATTCCCCCCAAATATGAAATCTAAAGGCGAAGGAAAGCAACGAAAGTGGATAAAACCGTCAAGAAAAGCTAAACCGTGGATTCTTGCTTAATGAGTAAAGGAAATTAAATAATGGCTAGACGTAAGAAAGGCAAAACAAGTGAAAGAATTTATAATATGTGGAGAACTTCTAACTCAGAGGAAAGAGTTAAGTGGCAATCTGCGAGTCAAAAAGGTTATGATTTTTATTTAAATGACCAATTAACATCTCAAGAAAAATCATCATTAGAAAGCGCAGGTATGCCAACTTTCCAAATTAACAGGATAACTCCTATTATAGAAACGATGAAATATTTTGTAACAGCTAATAATCCAAGGTGGAAAGCTGTTGGAGTTGATGGGAGTGATTCAAATATTGCTCAAGTCCATAGTGATATTTCAGATTATTGTTGGGGTCTGTCAAATGGTAAATCTGTTTATGGAAGTGTTATATTAGATGCTCTTGCTAAAGGTATTGGTTACTTTTTTATAGATGTAGATATGAACTTAGATAATGGGAAGGGTGATGTTATTTTTAAAAGAATTGACCCTTATGATGTATTCCCTGACCCAATGTCTAGAGATTTTTTATTTAGAGATGCTTCTTTTATTATTGTAAAAAAGAGATTGACAAGAAGTCAATTAAATCAAATGTTTCCTGAGCATAAAAGGAAAATTAAATCTGCGAGTGAGCAGGGCATTTATGAGACTTATTCTCAATCAGATAGGAATGATTCAGATGCTATTATAGCTGAAGATATAATTACTTCTGTGAGTGAGTCAGGAGAGAAAGATGATATACTTGATTATTATGAATGCTATGAAAAGGTTAGAGTCCCTTTTTATAATTTAACTATTCAAATACATCCAACTCCTGAAGATTTAGAAAATGTAAAAATGGTATCTGAACAAAGAATTAAAGATTACATAGAAGAATCTACTGTAGCTACAAAAGAAGCTATTCTTAATATAGAAAAACAATTACAAGCTGGAGAAATTATTGAAGATAGAGCTTTTCTTGAAATACAAAAAGCTGAAAAAGCATTGGATTATGGGATTAAAAGAAAAAAGTCAGAAATTGATTATGCTACTCAAGAAGAATTGAATAGAACTGAATCTAAAATTGTAAGCAAAGAAGAATACAAAATATTAATTGAAAATAAACAAGTTGCGGATACAATACTAGATGCTAGTCTTTTTCATGAAAGAAGAATTAAAGTTTCTTGTTGCTTGGGAAGTGATGTTACTCTATATGAATATATATTGCCAATTACTGATTTTCCAATAATCCCAGTTCCATATTTGTATACTGGCACTCCTTATCCCATGTCAGCAGTCATTCCTATGATAGGGAAACAACAAGAAGTTAATAAAGCTCATCAAGTCATGCTTCATAATGCAAATTTAGCTTCTAATTTAAGATGGCTTTATGAAGAAGGAAGTGTTCCAGAGGAAGAATGGGAACAGTATTCATCATCACCGGGAGCATTATTAAAATATCGACAGGGGTTTGCTCCTCCCCAACCTGTGTTGCCTGCCCCAATAAACAATGCTTTCTTTACTGTAACTCAAGAAGGCAAACAGGATATGGAGTATATTGCAGGTATTCCAAGTTCTATGATGGGATTTGCACAAGATCAAGCTGAAACATATCGGGGGCTATTAGCTAATGATGAATTTGGGACTAGAAGAATAAAGGCTTGGATGAATAGTGTTTTAGAGCCTGCTCTAGAGCATACTGGTGAAATATTTAAACAACATGCACAAGCTCATTATCAAATAGATAAAGTTTTTAGAATTGTTCAGCCAAATACATCAGGAGATTATGATGAGTCAGAAACAAGAATTAATATCCCTATATACAATGATTATGGGGAGCAAGTCCAACTTTGGAATGACTATGCTTCTTCTAGATTTGATATAAGAATAATAGCAGGAGCTGTAATGCCATTAAATAGGTGGGCTTTACTTGAAGAATATTTTAGATGGTTTCAAGCGGGGCTTATTGATGATGTTGCTATGTTAGCAGAAACTGATGTAAGAGGAAAAGAACAAATCCTTGAAAGAAAGTCATTGTATGTTCAATTGCAACAGCAAATGGAAGGAATGAAAGAGCAGATGCAAGATAAAGAAGGTGAAAATGAAACATTAAAACGCCAATTAATCCAAGCGGGCATCAGACATGGCATTGATACTGGTTCTAAAACTGTTAATAAAGAAGTTCTTGAAACACAAGCTCAACAAAAATATTACAGAAAAATACTTGAAGATGACTTAAGAAGAAAGACAGAAAAAGAATTAGAACAAAAGAAAATTTCATAGTATATTAAATAATAAACAAGGAAGCAACTAATGACAAATGAACAAGGCAACGCTTCAAATGAAGCCCCTCTTTCAAATGAAGAATTAGACTCTAACGACTTTTTTGCTGGTTTAGAAAATGAAGTTAATGGAGGTATTCTTGAAAGTGATGATTCTTCACAACAATTATCCAATAACAAGGAAACTGTGAGTGAAGTTCAGCAAGAGAATGTCGAGACTCTTAAAAAAAGGTATGCTGATTCTAGCAAAGAAGGACAACGACTTAACACTCGTTTAAAAGAACTAGAACCATATTTACCTATTCTTGACGAAATGCGAAAAGACTCTGGATTAATCAATCATGTGAGAGATTATTTCGAGAGTGGTGGTCAAACTCCTCAAAATGTCACTAGTAAACTTGATTTGCCTGAAGATTTTATATTTGACGCAGATGAAGCAGTTAGTGAGCCAAATAGTGATTCGGCAAAAGTTTTAAATTCAACAATTGATAATGTAGTGCAACGAAAACTCTCTAATGAGTTGGGGAAGCAAAGAGAAGAAATGAAAGTTAATTCTGAAATAAATTCTTTTAAGCAAAAACACGACATGGATGATAATCAATGGGATGAGTTTAAAAATTATGCAGATGCAAGGTCTCTATCTTTAGATGATATTTTATATCTAAAGCAAAGAGAATCTGGTGAACCTATGGAAGCAAGAAATGTTGGCGTTTCAGAAAAAGCAGCTAATCATACAAGGAAAGCTCAAATGAAACCTCAATCTTTAGCGACTACAGGGTCAGCATCCACTGAAGTAGATTCAGACGATCAACTATTTGATGCCATTTTGGGAATTGACAAGCAACTTGATTCCGCATTTGGTTAATAGCTGAACTTTTGTTAGACTATTAGCCAGATGCTTTAACTCCAAAATAAAGAGGTAACACAATGGCTGATGACTTATTTCAATTAGGCGATTTAGGAGTCGCTGATGATAATAGTAGTCTATCCACTGGTGATCTTAGGCGAAAGTATAATTTTGGGAGTAGAGTATCTGAGTTAGCAATAGCACAGGATCCTTTCTTCCGAATGGTATCTAAGATTTCCAAAAAACCAACCGATGATCCTCAGTTCAAATACACTGAACGAAGACCATCATTTCACAAGCGCTATGCATATTGTTACGGAGCTGACGACAGTTCAAGTACTCCGTCAGCTGGTGGCGCCTTAACAGCAAACACAACAAAACTATACATGATTGGTGATTATAAATCCGCTGGTAATAAGGGAACTATATATGGCCAAACATCTGTAGGCATTGGAGCAAGTGGCACTAGACCTGGATTTTTCATGGCTGGTCAAATTGTAAAAATCCCTACTTCAGGTACTGAAGGCGCGGCCTATACTGATTACGCTTTGTTTAAAGTGTCTGCTGTCGCAAATGGAGCTTTATCTAATAGTGTCCTATTGACTGGTTCTATGGTTAAGACTCCAACTGATCTAGAGCAAGCATATAAACACTCTGATGATTCTGCTAGAGATAATGTAAGTCAAGAGACTTTATCTTCTTTGCGTTCATTTGTTGTTGGTAGTGCGTTTTCTCAAGGTAGTGGTTTTCCAAGTAGTTGGAAAGACCAACCTTTTTCCACAGGGTATGGTAATACTCAGATTTGGAAAACGGCAATGGCTATGGATAATACTTCTAGAGCAACTATGCTCAAGTATGATTCTAGCGAATGGGCAAGGACTTGGAAAGAGAAGTTGATCGAGCATAAGTATGACATCGAACAATCACTACTTTTTAATTCTGCGGCTAGTACTTCAGATGACGCATGGTACACAGATGGTGTTTTAAGCTTTATTTCTACATATGGAAATAAGTTTACTGCAGCATTGGCTTCAAAGACTCAAGATGATTTTCTTGATGACATGAGTGCGTTTCTAGACCCTCGTTATAATAGTGCAAATGCAACAGTTTTCTTTTGCAATACTGCTACTTATAATTGGCTACACAAGTTAACAGGATATTTCGCAAATAATGTCGAAACATCTGCTAACTATAGAGCTGAAATGGCGATGGTTGGAAAAAAGAAGGTGTTTGGTGTTGATGTAACTGCTATTTCTACTCCTTACGGAGATATGAATGTAGTTCGCAACATTCACTTAGACCAAACTAATGTAAATATCTTAGGTATTAATATGAAGCACGTTTCATATAGACCTTTAGTAGGAAACGGTTTAAATCGTGATACTGCTATTTACGTTGGGGTACAAACCCTTGAAAACAGTGGTGTTGACCGTAGGGTTGACTTAATTCAGACAGAAGCAGGCTTGGAAATTAATATGCCCGAAGCCCATGCTATCTGGACTGCAAGTTAAGGAGGTAGATTATGGCTAATTTAGTATATGGTAATAATGAACAAGACGAAGCTCTTAGAGATGTCGTTGATCTATTCAGAAGTGACCAAATAGGTAAAGTTGAAGGGCAAGGATTAATTTCCTCAAAAGCCGTTCATTCTTTCTTAGGTGGTACGTCTGTCGCATCAGGTATATTAATTCCTTTTGGAATTGATACATCTATCTGGGGCGGATTTGTCCGAGTCGAAGGCATAGGAGCCGCTGCTGGTTCTCTAGACTTTGACCTAGGACTCACTGCTGGAGCAAGTGATTTCGGAGCTGGTTATGGACTAAGTGGAGATGGAGTTTATGCTTTAAAAGCAAATGACTTTGTTGACATTGGAACGCCAGAAGACCTTCATCTTTCAATAGACGTTAACTCTTATGCTAGTTCAGTAAAGATAAAAGTAACCATTATGGTATTATCTTCTGTAGCTCCTGCAACTTCATAGGGAGGTAACAGATGGGTAAATACTGGGTAGCGGGAAATCCAAATTCAGAGATTACTGATGCTAAGGCAATGCAGTTAGCTTCATTGTCAGTATCTGGTGGTGCTTATATACCAGTTCTTGGGCCAGTAACAACGATGCCTGCTAGTACTTCTTTACTTGTAAAGAATACTTACTACGCAGAAGATACTACTAGTGCTGAAACATTTCTACTTCCAACAGTTGCAAATTCAACTGCTGGTGATTGGATTGTTGTCAGAGATACTGCTGGTTTAGCTAATGGTGAATTAATCACTATTGGTTCAGCAGCTAGTGGGGATTTTGCGGTAGGATGTCATCTTAAGGGTATTAATGTAACTGCAACTGCTAGTACAGAGGCTGTAGACATTAGTGTTGCGGGTGATAATTCTGTTATCATGGCTGGTTTAACTAATGGTGCTGGTGGAGCGGGTTCTTATGTTGCTTTTTCTTCAATGGAACTGCTTGGACTGCATCAGGAGTAAGTCGTAATATT